TCATGAAAGTTGAAAGGCAACATCAAACTTCCATTCAATTTTCAGATTTTCGTTGTCAAAAACAATGACTCGGTCTATATCGTCATACATTCTTTCCCGGAGTTTATCGTCCGGTTCATCTGCTGCTGCAGCGATATTTTTGATCGCATTCATTGCCGTGTTGCTTTCTTCCTGCTTTTGCAGCAGGCTTTCGATTTCATCCTCGATTCGTGATAACTCCGTCTGGAGTCTGTTCCTATCTTCTGAAAGAGCGCTTTTCTTTTCGAGAAAAACATTTCGGGATATTTCATCGGAACGGAATTGTTCATACAGGGAAGCAACCTTCCCGCCGATCCCTCCAAGCTGAACGCGGAGGGATTTTTGCTGCGCCCGAAGAGGGGCAAGCTTATCCGGCTGCTTTTCACTTACTGTCCTGCGATATTCTTCGCTGACGATTTGCAGTTGCCGTTTGTATGTGGTGAAGACAACATCCTCTATATTTGTCCGACTCCAATGAATGCCTGCGCACGGAGCGTCTCTTATATATAACGGCGTAGCGCAGGAATAATATTCGTCCGAGCCAAAGGTCTTGCGAAGCCTGCGGCCGCAGTGCCCACAGTAGTAAACACGGTCACGGCGGTCGGTTCTGACAACATCGTACTTTTTCACCTTCCGCAGGGTATCATTCGCTGCGTAGTATTCCTCGTGTGTTACGATGGGTTCGTGCATACCCTCATTTATCACATAATCCTCCGGCGCATACCGTTTTTGCACTTTGGCTCGAATGGTTTCATTTCCGCATTTGAAAGACACCATAGCTCCGGTATACTTATAATCCCGTATAATTCGGATCACCGCCTGATGACTCCACATTGCATCGTTGCGAATCCCTTGCCGTGAGAGCTTTTTGTGTTGCATCGGCGTCGGAATATGCTTTTCGTTCAGGATACGGGCAATTTCCGTGGATTTCTTTCCCTCAATAGCCCACAGGAAAATATCCCGCACAGTGGGTGCAGTTTCGGGATCCAGCACCATATGGTGCTTTTGCCCTTTGATCTTTGTGTATCCATATGGGCAATGGCTGACATACCGGCCGCTTCTCATCAGCATGTGCTGTGATGTTTTTACCTTTTTTGAGATGTCAACGCTGTACATCTCATACATAAAGTTTCGGAAGGCAACATCAATGCCGCCGGTTGTCCCGATAAACTGATCGCTGTCGTAGTGGTTATTGACCGCAATAAACCGGATGCCGAGATATGGAAAGATGTGCTCAAGGTAATCGCCGGCTTCAATATAGTTTCGCGCAAATCGGGAAAGGTCTTTCACAACGATGCAGGAAACATCACCGGAGCGCACCATCGCCATCATCCGCTTAAAACCGGGACGGTCGAAATTCGTCCCGGAATATCCGTCATCGACGAACTCGACCGTCTTCATGGAAGCAAGCTCAGGCTGCCCTTGGATAAACTGAGCGATGATGCCGCGCTGGGCCGTAATACTATTGCTCTCATCATTCGTGCCGGTGTCCTCAAGCGATAGCCTGAGATACACAGCAAGCTGTTTTTTCGGCATTTAGGCAACCTCCTTTCTGATTCACTCGCACTCCTTGAACATTTCCTCAAACTCAGGCATGTACTTAAACCGAATATCCAAAGAGCCGTCGGTATTCACTCGGATCTCATCAACCATTGCCTCGACCATTTCTTCGGTCACCGTTTCCGCCTTATAATAGCGTGAAATGAGCCGATTCCATTTTCGGGCGCCTGTTTCAGTCACCTTGGTTTTGGTTTTGATTGCCTGAAGCTCCTGCAATTCGCTTTCATATGCGGCGATTTCCTTTTGATAGACATCTTTGGCAAGCAAATATTCCTGCTGCGTCAGTATGCCGTCCTTGAAGTCGATATACAACCGGGAAAACAGCTTTTTCTTTTGGTCCAGCTTATCCTGCAGTTCTTTGACACGATTTGCCGGCACACTGTGCTTTGCTTTTTCTTTCTCCAAAGCGATCAAGCCGAGCAGCGTTTTTTGCGTGTCAAGGAATAGGTCCATCTGCTTTCGTATAACGCTCAACACGATTTTATCAAGGGCATCAGCGCGGATGCTCTTTTTTGAGCACGCCGTGTCTCCAAGCTCGATGTTTGTCGGGCATTTATAATTGTAGTAGTCTGTAACCACGCCGTCCTTTCTCGGCCGCGTATAGCTGCGTACATATTTCATAACGCGCCCGCAGTCGGCACACCTCAAAACCGAACCATATGGATTGGGTCGTTTGGGGAGATGCGCATAGCGTCCGAACGATTTTTTCACATCGCTTGAGGCCTTTGTATTGATCTCCTGCACTTTATTCCATAACTCCATGCTGATAATCGGCTCGTGTGTCCCTTCAACCACATCCCAGTCCGCCTCTTTTGTCCAATGGTATTTTTCGCCCTTATACAGGCACTGCGAGCTGCGTCCTTGCGCCAAATTCCCGATATAGACCACATTGACAAGCAGGTCTTTCAGAACATGGCGATTCCAGGGCAGTTCACTCCCTTTCTTATTATTATTTGTTATAATGCCGCGCTCATAGCGTAGCCGCCCCGGGGAGGGATAGCCTTTTTCGTTGAGCATACGGCATATAGTTTCAAAGCCGATCCCTTTAGCTCGGAGTTCAAAGATCTCGACTACGATTGGAGCGATCTCATGATCAATTACCAATCGGCTCCGATTATTTTCATCCTTCAGATAGCCATATGGAGCATAATTTCCGATGTAATCACCGCGCAGCCTCTTATTCTTCATCGTCGAACAGATCTTTTTGGATATGTCCTTTGCGTACATATCGTTGATCAGATTTTTAAGAGTAGCGGCGAGCTTTTCACCGGCATTAGCGGAGCTGCTGTCATAATCGTCGCTGACGGAAATAAAGCGTATGCCGAGGAAAGGAAAGATGCGTTCCAGATATTCTCCGGTCTCTACATAGTTTCTGCCAAGGCGGGAAAAGTCCTTCACAACGATGCAATCGATTCGCCCTTTCCGAACATCCTCGATCATTCGATTAAATGCAGGGCGCTCAAAATCGGTGCCCGTGTAGCCGTTATCGGCATATACCTCTTTCAGTTCGAGATAGGGCCGCTCGGCAAGATAGTTTCTCAGCAGCAGTTCCTGATTTTCAATCGAATCTGCATCGACCTTGCCGTTGTCCTCAACAGACAAACGAACATAAAGTGCGGTACGAAACACGGCCTGCCTTTGACCTTTCGGCTGACTTTCGGAAACGCCGTTTTTCCGTGATACTCTGGCCACTATCCCACCTCCCTTATCGGCATAGCCAATACTTTCTTGTTTGCGGTTTTCTCCGAGATAAACTGCAATATTTCTTCAATCTGATTCCGATGGCGGAACACGATCTCAATATTGGAGTCCTCGAAAATATTGATGCGTTCTATCAGATGAATGACCATTGGTCGCGTGAGCTCAGTTACATTTTCATACTGACGGAACTGTTCAACCCAGGACTGCTGCTTTGAAACGCCATCGAGGATCTCCCGTTTCTCTTTGTTCAGCTTTTCGATGGCGGCAGTTGCTTCGTCAATTCTTTCTGCAAGCTCTTTTTTCAAAGATTCATATTCGGACCTGTCCAGCAAGCCCGCCCGCAGATCCTCATAGATTCCGAGGCGCAGCGTGTTGTTTTTCCGAACGACTTCTTCCTGTATTTCGATGCTTGCGTCAAGCTGCTTCAGTTTGTGCTTTTCCCATGACAGATTCTCAAACTGTCTAAGTGCCTTATCTACATCCAGCAGTAGGTCAACTTGATGCCGGACCGTCTGATAGATTACCTGGTCCAAAACATCTTCTCTTATGGAATGCCTGCTGCACACCGTTTTATCGTGCTTATTGGCGTTGCAGACATAATATACATAGCGTTTGCCTGCGTAGGATACCGTCTTTCTGACAGCCGCAGCGCCGCAGTCGCCGCAATAAATGCGGCCGGCGTATACCGGTACGGTTACATCTCCCGCACGGCAATGCGTATCGTCCTTCAGCAGTTCCTGAACAAGCTCAAAATCACGCACAGAAATAATAGCCTCATGTGTACCTTCCACGCGAAGCCACTCACTTTCTGCTTTTGCAACCACTGTCTTGGTCTTATAATTCGGCGTTGTTCGTTTGCCCTGGATCATCACGCCGAGATAAATTTCATTCTTCAGAATGCGCCTTACAGAAACATGACTCCATATGGCTTTTGAAGATGTCTGAAAGCTCGTTTTGTACTTGCTTCCGCTCAGCCGCTTATACTCTGCAGGCGAGGGGATGCCGAGTTCATTTAGACGCACGGCAATATTCTGCGGACTCAGCCCTTCGATTTTCCACCGGAATATATCTCTTACAACATTTGCGGCAAACGGATCAACAACCAATTTACTCTTGTCGTCGCTGTCTTTGACATATCCGTAAGCCACAAATGCTCCGGCATACTCTCCGTTTTGCTTTTTCGCCGTAAGGTTTGTACGGATCTTAGTAGATATATCGCGGATATAAAAATCATAAACGAAGCTGTTGATCGTAAAGGCAAGATCATCCGAGGATGTTGCCGAAAGCGAATCATAGCCCTCGTTTATGGTAATAAACCGAACGCCGAGTTTGGGGAAAATCTTTTCTTTATATTTTCCCACATCAATATAGTCTCTGCCGAAACGGGATTGATCCTTTACGATTACGCAATTGACCTTTCCCGCCTCGATGTCCTTCATCATTCGCTGAAATTCAGCACGGTCAAAGTTGGAACCGCTTTTTCCGTCATCCTTGTACTCGTCATACAGTTCGAGTTCCGGATGCGATTTCATAAAATCATATATCAGCTTTCTCTGGTTGCTGATACTGTTGCTTTCGCTTTTGGCTCCCGAAGAGCACGAAAGGTCGTCATCCTCCTTCGATAAACGAAGATAGATGGCAACCTTGAATGTTTGATCTATAATCTTATTCATAGCGCCACTCCTATCTGTATTATTCGAGTACGAATAAACAGCCGGAGTTATCGCTGATTTTGTCCGTATTTGATTATAGCACAGACAACCGAGAAAATCCAGCCGTTACACTTAAAATCCGCATAGCAATTATTACCATTACATTGAAGCGATCATGGAAGTGAAGCTGTCGGTAAGGGATTTGTCCTTGTCTGCGTATGATACCCGGACAACGACATCTCCGACCTTAAAGCAATACGGATCCTTGATCTGTTCAACATAAGACCTCACACGCTCTTCCAGCGGCAGGCTTTTATCTATCACGACATCTCTGATATCCACCAGTTCAGATAAGTTCTTTTCAGACTGTTCCATAAATCATTACACCTCCATGTGTTCGTCTTTACAACTTGTATTTTTGCCATAATTTACTTGGTATATTCAAAAACAAAATGCTCATTGCCTCCGCCTGCAGCGAACAGGTCCACAGAAATTTCATCTCCCCGCCTTCATTGTGGCCGGGCCGCGAGTTACGGGAGTACCATTGTACCCGGCCGGATCGTCGCGGTATACGGGAGCCACCCGTATATCAGTGCTCTTGGTTCTGCTCGCCACGCAGACGGATAGCCGCTTCCCGGTTCGGGGATGTAGAGGATAAGCTGTTCAATTTTCAAGGTACAGGTAAGCACGGGGGTGCCTTACACAAGTAAATACGGATGGTTTTCTCATCTCATACACTCGCCGACAAGAAAATTTCAAAAAAATGCCGGCTTCAGATATTCCGAAACCGGCATTCGCCTCAAATCTTAAATTTTGAGATATTAAGCGCAATATGTATGAGAATGTACTGCTTCAGATCCTCATCCAAGCGGCCATACAAATAGGAATTATGCTCGATCATCGGCATATACAATTCCAGTATGGTCTCTAAATCCCGATGATTTCCCATAACGGCCCCTTGCAGAACCTTTTTGAACTCTGATGTGTTCATTCATCATCACCGCCTTCCAACAGACGGGAGCGCAGCTTTTTCAGTGCAATGCACCTTTGATTTCTGACATACTGCAACGAGCAGTTGAGTCTTTTAGCTGTTTCTGCTTCACTCAGGTCTGCCAGGAACAGCAGCTCCATTACCTGCCGACGCTTTAATGGCAGCTCCATAAAAGCCTTTGTCAGCCGTTCCTCTTCAAAATCATACGGGGTCTGCATTCTTGTGCTGCTCGGCCATAATTCGCATTGCGTCAGATCAATAAGCTCCGACTCCGGTATATCCTCGTAGGATATGATTTCCGGACGATTCTCATATTTCCGCAGATAATCAATTTTCGCTCGCTTAATAATTGTTTCAAGCCACCGCGTAAACTTTGCTCGCAGCTCATCCCGTTCGGGGTATTCCTGCCTGTGGTCCATTTCCATGCCTCCTTTGGGCATGCCACCACAGCAGGGAGAAAACATACCGTTTCACGGCATGTTTTACGGCGATATACGCAACATGCCATGATGGCATGCTGTGAATAAAAAAGTGGTTGGTCGTTACGATGATTATCACAGCGATCAGAACATCGGACTCACCTCCTTCCAAAGGGTATAATAAAAAACGACCATACCACACCTCTGTGTGATACAGTCGCTTCATGCGTGAATATAAAACCGATGCCAACGGCTCGGCTATGTGTATGCTGATATAAAAGCAGCTATGTAGTTTTCTTCTGTTAGGGTCTGCACCTTATCATATGTACCCCCGCGTTCGCCTTATGTTTTGCTGAACTTTTCGAGTGAATCCAAATAGGTATTGAACCCTTCGCACGCCAGTCTCCGCTTTGATACCGGGTATTTCTCGATTCGTTTAGCAATTTCTTTCAGATATATTTCTTCGGGATGAGAAAACTCATGAGCCAATAGCTGATCCGTAGTTGCGTTCAATGCATTTGCAATACGAACCGTCATTTCGAGACTTGGCTTTACCCGCCCATTTTCAATCTGACCAATGTGGCTTGTGGTGCATCCGCACTTTTCCGCAAGGTCCTCCTGCCTGAATCCCTGCGTGACACGGAGCCGCCGAATATTTTGTCCAAAAGTCTTGTAGTCCACTGTACATATCTCCTTAAACATATTTTAGTGGACTCCGCGGCGAAAGTGAAGAGCGCATAAATTGCATACACGCACCATAAGTGTGATATTCGGATTTTTTCTTAGATTTATCCCGCCTTAAAAGCAAATAAGTCTGCTTGAAGTACCAGCAGACTCATTTATGCTTAATTGAACATGTCCAAATTATCGAGCATTTTGGTTATATCCTCTTCCAAAGCCTCGGAAGTTCCACTCATTGAAGTATCCGCTATAGTTTCGGTTGTATGAAGTTCAGATAGCTTTTCCTCCACAATGCTCCGTATCAACCGTTCCATTTGACTGCGGTCGAAGGCAGGAGCAACCTTAACCTCTATTTTACTATAACCAGACTGTAACTCCGGATGAGCATTGATATAATCACTCAATGCCGAAACAATGATTGTACTTTTTCTGTTGCCCAGTTTTTCCAGCAGCTCGCCGACACGAATCTGTTCTTCGCTGTTGGCACTAAACTGCAGTGTAAATCTATATTTTCCGTCTTTTCTCACCGCCTATCCCACCATCCTTTATGCAGGACGATGGGACAGCTGCACTCTGCCAAGCATTTCGTACCCAAGCGCATTGGCATTGGGGGACTCAACAAAGTCCGCCTTTGCAACCAGCGGAGATGCCTCCAGAAACGGCCGGAGAAGCAGACTTCCGCCGCCAATGAACACTGCCGGATTGGAACGGAGATCAACCTGCAGCTCGCGCAGTTGGTTGAGGATGTCCTGGGCATGAAGTTTGGTTGCGCCGCAGATCGTCTGCTTAACATCATCCGGTAAGATCGTATCCTGCCCGGAAAGAACAGCGCTGATGTGCTCGTCTTCAATGCGCATATCATGAAGTGCGCCGACTTTGCGGATAATCTCGTTGTTCATAGTAATGATACCGGTTTCAAGGGAACGGCAGAACTGCAGATCGGGTTTGCCGTTTTTCAGGAGCAGCACATCCGTCGTGTAGCCGCCGATGTCGACAACGAACACCCGAAGCATATTGACTACCATGCTGCTTTTCGGAACAACGGCCGCATATGCCTGCGGGAACACCATGACCTTATCGATCATAATGCTGTACGGCTTATCCTTGTAAACAAACTTGATAATGCCGTCCCGTTTGAAATACCGGGCGAATTTGTCCTTGAGTACGCCGTAATGCTCCGGCGGCAATCCTACTGCCAGTTGGATCTGTTCAACGGGGCTGTACCGTCCGGTATCCTCAAGTTCCTTTGCAATGGCAAACAGCGTCAGAATAAAATAGCGCTCGTCCTGTGTTTTGTCACGCATGTAGCTCAGGCGCTTTCCGCTGGTCGTCCAGTACCGCCCGTCATATTCCAGGATTTCATCCGCCATAGGCGGCTTGACGGTGTGCTCAGACAGACCGGATACAAAGGAATGGTGCGGCGTTTTGATGGCATAGTTACCATGGTCAATTGCGATCAACATATAAGGTTCCTCCTATATTTCAGTTTTGGATTTTCATTATCATTACACGGTTCAGTATGCGTATTTACAACGGGAATACGCATTGCCAAGCAAAATAAGCACGAAAAAGGGCGAAGCCGAAACCTCGCCCTTCCGTTTTACTATGATTGCTTTTTCCGGAAAAGATACTCCCAGATATAATCGTCAAGCCCTTTGTAAGCCGGATCCCACAGATAGGTACCATACCGGAAACCCATATCGCCGAGCAGCTGCAAAAGATTATTATAGCCGTTCTGCACATGATGGTTGGTGGCGAAATCCATATCGAAAGCCGTTTTGATTTCGACCAATCCCTCGCTGCGCAGTTCTGTCAGAGTCAGTTCAAGCTGTGTCAGGGTATTCACACCCGGAACAGCCAAAACCGTCAAACCGGTAAGAGCATTTATTACATCCGCTTTCATTGGTCCTTCTGTCAGAACAAGCATCGAATGTACAGGGCCGGACAAATGCGTCCATCCCTCAGCTTTGCAGCCGTCTTTTTTCTCGGTACTGGAGACCCATCGGAATTTGCGCTTTTCAACATTGTCCCGACGGATCTGCAGACCCTGAATTCTCTCGTAACGGTCACGCACGGGAATCAGAATGCCGCGCTTCTCATGGATAAAGGTCCATGCACCGCTGTCATCCCGATAAAATCCAGGCACACCGGCAAGATATAAGCCGTCAGACTGCAGTTGCTTTGCGATCTGCGTCATACCGACGACCGGCGTTGTTTTATATCCGAGTCTCCCGATATCTGCATCTGTCAGGCCGCGTCCGAGTAGGTTTTCCCTGTGGTCAGAGGCCAGCGTGAGCTTAGAGAGCAATGCACTATAGGTTGCATGGCGTGCGTCGATATCTGTTAATGGGCATTCCGTATCCGCTTTCGGCAGAATCTTCTGCCGCGGGCGCGAAGCATTCTCAGGTACTCCCATTCGTGCCAGAATCGCTTTGCGGACTTCGTCGCGCGGAATACCGGTGTATAACGCATACAAATCGAATATTCCGCCAGAAGCGCCGCAGCGCGGGCAACGAAAGACTTCCTTTTTCAAGTTGATATTCAAATGCTTTTTCCGCGGGTTCTCGTCACAGCATGGACACTGTACATAGTACGAGCTTTGACCGGACGAGGGATACGGTATCCCAAGCAGTGAGATAATATCCCACATATGAATCTTTTCCATACAACCTCCTTTCCGGGGACGGCAGACTTTCTGCCGCCCCCGAATTTATTCTGCTTCACGCTGAAGCTTTCTGTTGTGCATATTCGCAGATCAGCTTTGCTGCATTGCGAATTTCCTCGCCGCCCGTAAACTTTGTTGCACACCACTGGATCGCTTTCGGATCCATCTGCAATACATCACCCAGCGTCTTTCCGCCGTACTTTGTTATCGGACAAGGAACACGCATGGCCTGTTCTACCTTTTCTTCAAAGGTGAGTTCTCTTTGCGGCGGTGCCGTTGGTTCCACGGTGTATTCTTCCTCCGTTTCCGGCTCAGGCGTAACAGCGGGGTTTTTAGGCGGTGTGCTGCCGCCTGCCTGAGCCCTGTTGCCGTTCAGCTCATCCGTGGCAGTATCTTCAAACTCATCACCTGCCATAGCAAACTGCAAACCGAAGCCGGCGTTACGCAGTGCAATGCCGACGGCTGCCGTCTGTGCCCATTCACGGGGCGAAACAGAAGGCTTGTCTGCCAGGTATCCGCGAGAGGCTGTTGCCTCGGCAAGATAGCATTCCGCACCGTCCTTGTAGCTTGGGTATACCTTAGCTGTTGCTACAAAGCAATCCTTTCCGGGTGATACCGTAATGGCAATACGCCCTTCGGGATACTTCATACGAAACCACGCCATCTGGATCATAACCGGGAGGCGCTTGCGCACCTCACCGGTTTCCAGGTCGGTATAATCTACCGCAAACGGTGTCGGATCGAATCCGTCCACCTTGTTGATTCCTTCGATTTTGGCAAGCATAGCCGCCTTATCATTCGAGTTGTTCTGACTCATTAGAAAGCCTCCTTAGAAATTGATATAGGTGTTGCGATACTGCATCCAGACGGGCAGGATCGTCTTAATGTAATTGTTGATGCAGGCTTTGTACTGTTCCTGCGTAGATGCGTTAAAGCTGGAGAAACGCTTGCGCCCGTCCTGTACGACCTGCGTAAAGGACTGCAGGGCAGTTTCCCGCTTTTTCTGTCCCTCGGCATCTGTCTTGGGACCGAACTTGCGCTCGTTCAGCGTAAAGCGCACATAGGCGTCTACAAGCTGGAAATGGAATCCCATAGCTTTGGTGTCCATCGTGACCGGCGCGGATTTGCACAGGCTCTCAAAAGTCTCCAGCACACAAATGCGGTAATTCAGCTCCTGCATGATCAGCATCTGGTCAAGCGGTAAGCTGTTTGCCGCGATCTGCTCACGGATCTCATTCTGCCGTTTTCGGTACTGTTCCAAAATTGTTGCCATAGCAATTGCCTCCTTAGTTTTTGATCCCATACTCTTTTTCCGCTTCTGCCTTTGTCAGTCCGATAATGACACCAAAGGCGCGGATAAAATCTTCTCTGGTCACACGCAAAGTTGCACCATCCTCGTATTCAAGGATAACTTTGTCGTCTTCGTAGCTCCACTTTTCAAGCCAGGGTTCGTGTTCCATAGCTGACTCCTTTCATTGCATAGCGGCCCGCAGGCGTTTTGCCAAACAGGTGCCGCGTTTTTCTGTGTCGGTTTTCTTGATTGCCATACACAAAGCACGGCGCTCGCCGACAATGATGACATTCTCCTTGCCGCGGGTAATGGCGGTATACACCAGAGGCCGTGTCAGCATGACATAGTGGGCGCATTGCAGGTTGATGATCACAGACCTGTACTCCGTGCCTTGCGACTTATGGATAGTCGAAGCATAGCCCAAATCCAGCATATCAAGCTGACTCGTATCATACTCAGCCATTCGTCCGTCTCCGAAATCGATCGTGACGGTCGTTTCATCACCGGCTTTGCAGATTTTTGTGATGTACCCGATGTCGCCGTTGCTGATTTCATCGCAGTTTTTGACCTGCATTACCTTGTCACCGCAGCGAAACCTTCTCGTTCCGTGAACAACCTCAGCTTTGTCCGGCGCCGGAGGATTGATTTTCTCCCGCAGCAGCTCATTGAGCGCATTGACACCGGTTTCGGTCTTCTGCCGATACGGTGAAAGCAGTGCCACATTGTCCACGCCGTACTTGGCGGTTTCCTGCAAGTACAGCTCCACGATTCTTTCTGCTGACTTGGGAATGCTCGCCGAGTCATAAAACTGAAAGTCGCTGCCATACTCCAGACTCATATTCCCGTGGCGAATCAATTTTGCATTGGTCGCTATCCGGCTGCCTGCCGTTTGGCGGAAAATCTTATCCAGCTTCACGACAGGGATGGTGCCGCTTGCGATCATCTCGCTCAGCACCGCCCCGGGTCCGACAGACGGCAACTGGTCTGCATCTCCGATAAGGATCAACTGACTGCCCGGTTTTACAGAGTCAAACAGATCTCCGGCAAGGTAGATATCCAGCATAGACACCTCATCGACCAAAATCAGATCGGCATCCAGCGTTTCCGGGGTGCCGTATTCTCCGTCCTCGCCGGCAATCAGACCCAAAGCCTTATGGACCGTAGAAGCCGGAAATCCGGTTGACTGCTCCATACGCCTCGCGGCACGCCCTGTCGGCGCACAGCACACGATCTCCTTTGACGGATGATTGCGGCTGTAAATGCCAAGCAAAGCTTTTTGCAGCATCGTCTTGCCGGTACCGGGACCGCCGGTAATAATGCAAAGGCCGCTGGTGAGCGCCGTTTTGATTGCCTGACGCTGTTCGGCTGCCAGACGCACCTTCAAACGGCTTTCCTCACGGTCGAGCTCATGATCCAAATCACCATAGGTGCAGGGATTTTGATGGCGGATCTGATACCGGATCAAGTTGGCAAGCTTTTCTTCGGCTTTTGCCGTCTTTTCCCGATAAACACAGCTTTCATAGGTCCGCATTCTGCCATCAAGGATAAGACGGTTGGCACGGGCTGCAATCATTTGATCGGTGAGCTCCGGCGTCTCCAAAGTCTTTTGGCAGGCTGCAATGAAGCCGTCCCGTTCCATACACAGATTTCCGCGGCCTTCCGCATCAGTCAGTGTGTAGAGGATACCCTCATCCACACGTTCGGGCGACAGTCTGTCAATCCCCATACTCATGGCGATCTTATCTGCCGTCTTGAAGCCCACACCGGCCATTTCGCAGAGCTTATATGGATGGTTTTTTACGATATCCATCGTTTGTTCTCCGTATTCTTTGTAGAGCTTTACGGCACGGTTCGGCGTGATCCCGTGCGGCGACAGAAAGGCTACCACATCACGGGCGCCGCGGTTGGCGAGGTAGGAATCGCAGATTTTTTTGAGCTTATTTTGGCTGATACCGGAGATGGTCAAAAGCTTATCCGGCTTCTTGTCCAGCACCTCCAGTGCCATATTCCCAAATGCATCATAGATACGCTCCGCCATTTTCGGACCGATGCCTTTGATCTGCCCGGATGAGAGATAGGCAACGATGCCTTCCCGGGTCGGAATGATCTGTTCCTCGTATCCCTCGACATCATACTGAATGCCGTATTTGGGATCCTTGCGCCAGTGCCCACGCATTTCATAGCGCATGTTACCCGCAGTAGGCAGGCAGTACCCGACGGCTTTGATTTGTGTAATGGTGTTGCCGCTGCTATCCTTTAATTTCTCACAGGGTCGGTAAAGCGCAATCATAAAGCTTGCCGCATCCGCCGCACCGGTACCGGAAGGATAGATCATTTTTTCAAATTGGCATAACAATGTCTTTACTCCTTTCGCTTTGTTCCGGAAAACAAAGAACTCCCGAAAACGCAGCGAAACACTGCTTCTCAGGAGTTCTTTGTGATACGGCATACTCATTTGAACAGTGCCGCATTTTCCAGATAGGATTCGGGCTCCGTAAAAGCCATCGGAAAGTTTTCACGATCCAGCTTTACGGATTTCTTATTCCCGTTATTTTGTGTGACGAGTTTCTGCACCTCCAGATACAAGCCTTCGTCAAATACAGTAATCGGCATACGAAGCAAAGCCGCCTTGGCGATTTCGCCGCGCATACCGTTGCTGTGCTTATTTCCGCATACGAGCATAACATCGCTTTGCTCCAGGATCTCCAGACCGAACCGAAGCGCAATGGCTCTTTCGGCAGGAATTTCATCGCAAAGCAAAAGCGGCAGATACGCATGAGGGGCTGCGGCGTTCATGTTCATTTTCTTATTTGCGTAGAACATATACGCTCTTGCCGTGCGCAGGTTCTTCTCGCGCTGCTCGCGGGTATCCGCCCGGAAGGGGGAGCATATATAGGCTCTCTTGCGGCACCGATCAGCGGAAGCCAACTGATACATCAGCTCCTGCTGCCAGTATTGGTGATAGATATTGTCCATAGTAGGACTCCTTTCTTAAAGTGGTTGTACACTGACCTTGACCTTACGGCTCTGTGTAGTTTTCATCACATCCGGCAGGATCGTCGGATACTTTGCCTTCAGAACCTTGGAATCGGGTCGTGTAGTGGATTTAGTGACATAATCAATGAGAAGCTTATCAGATGTCGTCGTAAGGACGCCATGCTCATGCTCCTTCATGATTTCGGCAATTCGCACGCTGTGTGCTTCGATCTCCTTTTCATAAGTTTTGATTTCACGGTTGCACTCCGTGATCTTGCCCTGCAACAGAGCGATCCGACGCAGTGCGTTTTCCTGTTTGGAAGAAAATTCAATGGTCGGCAGACCAGACTGACTTTCTCCGTAGATACGGGCCAGCGATTCAAGCGCCAATTGCGGCGCTACGCCGGACATTGTAGGCGGCTTATCATGCTCAAGGCTCCATATCCATTCATCAAGACGCTCGAAGATCATACCTTCCTTTGCTTTATCCCGGGTGATATCCGGAATTGCCAGGTCGTTGTCCGGGTTGTTTCCCCAAATTGCGGAGAACGAACCGATGTTGACATCAGCAACGGCCAGGTAGAAACGCAGCTGCAATTCATAGTACAAAGGAATGGCACCATCGTCCCACTCGCTTGCTTTATGATAGGTGCAGCTCTTGCACTCCAGGATGCCTGGTTCTCCGTCAGAGGCACGCTCAAAACGCCGATCAAAGTTGGCAAGCGCATACGGATGGTCTGCGTGTTGGTACAGATTCGTGTCCTCATACACGCGGTTACCGGTTTTCTTGGCATACCAATGCGCTGCGATAGGTTCAAGCAAATGCCCCATTTCAAGCTGATTGGCGTTGCTTTTTGCCGGCGGCTTCATCCGTCCCTTTTTGATCATCCACAGTTCTAGCGGCGTTGTCCAAGGGGAGACCCCGAAGACGACTGCCACATCACTGCCGCCGACCGTATACGGGATTTTACCGGACGGTCCGTGCATACGGGCTGCCAGCCACTGGGCGTTTGTCATTCCGGCAGTATCGCATAGGATATTCGGTGCCGCCATCAGTAGCTCACCGCCTTTGCCAAATCAAAATCACTCCATTTGAGTGTGAGCGCACGCGCCATGTTTTCCTCGACAACAAGGAGCTTGCTTTCGGGGAACTTATCCGTTTTGAGAATAAACGGGATCTCCTGCATGGCCAGAAACACATCATGTGCCGTGGCAGGGCCTCCGCCGTAAGACATCTCAAACATGGCGATTGCCTCGACTGCTGCCTTTTTAGGCAGGCTGAGCTTTTTACACACCCGCGTCATGGCGTTAATCGGGAAATCCAGATGGATCTCCATCAGGGCCTGTAACTTGGCGATGCTGTCCCCGAATTGTGCAAACAGTTGATCCAGCGCCGTATCAAAATCAGCAACCTTGGATTGATGCCGATGATCTACGGCTACACAGCCGCCGATATGGATAGAGTGCCTGCCGTTCATCAGGAGTGCAGAGACCTTTGCCGAGGCGACACCGGTATCCGATGTCATAAAGCGGATACCCGGCATCAGCTTGGATGCCATCGTCGCTTTGCCCTGGGCAGCCAGCACCTTTGCATAGGTACCGAGCAGGTCTTCCTTCTGGTCAGGCATTCGCCATGAGGCACTGACCAAGGAATGGTCACAGTACCCAGACTCAAACTCGTTCCCGGAGAACCGTGCATCGAGTTTTGCCTGCAGGACTTTCAACAGTTCGTCGATCGGAAGGATGGAATAATCCACCTCATCACCGGAGTGAACGGCAGAGATTTTTTCGTCCCGGATCAGCAAGAGCGCATCCGCCGAATACAGCTTCAGGCATTCGTTGAGCACTTCGGCCAATACCTCGCGGCTGAGTTTGGAAAGCGCGGTGCCTCCGATCTTCGCTCTGTCGAGCAGGCTTTTGTAGGCTGTCATGCGGACCGGATAGAGTTCTCCGTTTACGCGCATGGCAAGCCCGAGATTTTCTGCCGTATCCTTTACGGCTTCCTGTGATGTTCCTGCGGCAAACGCCGACAAATTACCGATGAGAGGCGAGGATTCGCCGAGCGGTTCCACCTGCAGGTCAGCGACCTTGCAGCGGATCCAACGGCTGTTCTTTGCCTGTTCCTCATGATAATCCAGCAGCATCGGGTAGGAACTGAACAGCGTATAATAGCTGTCCTGGCATGGTTTTTGCATAATGAAATGCTCCTTTCTTTGATTTTGACGGCAATGCCGCCTTGATATATGACAAAAGCCAGCACCCCCGAAGGACTGCTGGCTTTATGCCCGAATGAATTGGCCGGAAACAAAAAAGTGCCATTTGCAATAACGCAAATGACACTGTGGTAACTCTGTTAAACTATGCTTGGATCAGAACCAAACTTGATACTTACATAGATAGTATAACAGAAAACTTCGCAATAGTCAATCCATTCGCCGGAAAAGGGCATTTTCAGCACAAATCAATTTACATTCTTACTTCACGAATTGGAATTTGCAGTTGGAATGTAAGCGCGTATTAGTTTAAGCCATCGCAGACTTTCGTACATCGATATAGCGATCAAGGTCCCTAAATCAAAAATCCAGTATCTGTGCAATTTCTTCTACAGTATCGAGTACCACATGAAACTTCAAATTCCCAATATATTTGTTCTCAGCTATGTAGTTGTCCCACAGCAGATACATTTGAGGCTCTTCACGCAAGTCTTTCAAGATATCCTTCCAGTCTTTGATATCCTCAAGAGATTCCCGTTTCTGTGCCGTATGTAATACGGCTGCTTTGAGAACATCCACGCGAATCTCCGATTTCCGACTACGGTACAGTGTATGAAGGTCGTAGAAATCTCTTGCTCTTGTGGTACCGATATTGCGCCGAATGATCGTTTCGTACTTTTCGGCCAACACGGTCTCAAGAGTATAGGCCATGACCGGTACGGTTTTATCCTCAAATAACATCGGAAAATCATATTGCACTGCAGCCGGAGTGATCATATCGCCGGTCGTTACATCTATCTTCATTGGTGCATCGATTTTTCCGTACTTTGCACGCAAATGCACCCGAAAGTTATTATAAGCATCTTCTTCTCGGATAGGCTCAATACTCTCATATTCAAAGCGTATACCATCACCAACATCCACCGTCAAAATTTCCTTGATGATTCGGACAATATCATCCTCTTCCATTTGAATTCCACGGACGGTAGTATCCATATCCATTGTAGTTCGCTCGCCGATGCCGATCATTGAGGAAATCAACAGTCCGCCTTTGAGGATAAAATTCTTCTGGTAGTCCGAATTAGCCAAACGATCCAAAATCCTTTCAAACAGAAACATCTGTAAAACTTCCTGCGCCCGGAGATTCTTTTTCGTTGCCATACTGCGTATGGTCCCTTTTAATTGTTCCGGCGTTTTCATTATAATACCTCCATATAGGTTCTGATTTTATCTTCTATTCCGAACAGCTTCCCGTATTTCAACAGTTTCCGATTGTTGGGTTTAGCCTTGAAATAATCCTTGATTGCCTGCGTGTATAGCTGCATATCCATCTGCTCCTTATTACGGATCAAATCACAAAGGCATCGCTCTTTATCATATAATTTTATTTCTGCACCCTGTGGTGAGCGCGTCTGTGTGATACCAATCTCATAGACATCTCTCGGCAAATAGTGGCATCGCAAATTCGGATTATCCCGTTTTAATACAGAGATATTTTTATCTCTTGGGATTGTAATGTCATATATGTGTGGCGTTCGGTCTGAAAGCCCCCATAGGTACAGCGCCGTACCATAAGAGAAAACAGCATCACGGCACTGCCCCTGAAGCAATGCATATTCGTCCGGCATGCCATCCGCAAGCACATATAGTCCTTTGCGTACCTGCTCTAACTTCCCAGCATCGGTATATTTGCGCAACATAGGTCTGCTGATACCAAGCGCCTCAACCTGGGCTGTCCGAACAAATCCGTTGTTTGCCTCAGCCAATTCATTTATTCGTGTCCAAATCTGATCCATGGCACACACCTCCTTGCAAAGGCATTTACATTCTTACTTCACATTATATCAAACGGCAGTAAAAATGTAAATGCCTTTTTCAAATATTAGTGTGTCCAAATTGCAAACTTCTATGCGAAAAGGGATGCCACCGAAGTGACATCCCTCCCATAACGGTTACTATGCTGCATTCCTGTTCAATGACCACATGCCTCGCCCGTCATGGGTGAAGTGCATGGGATTGATCTGCAGCGTTTGGCGGATCTTTTCTTTCCACCATTTGTTTGCCTGTGCCTTTTTATGCGGTTCGATCTGTTCATAGAGAAAGGAAAGAGCCACCGGCTCCTTGCATTGCTCCAAAACTGCCGCAACCACATCACGCCAGGTTGCTCCCGGCATATCGCGGATATCTACCGCTGAGCTCTGTGTCATCAAAATCGGAATGAGCACAGGAGAGTCCTTGCGAACGATCATAACATACTCATGCAGGATAGGGATAAACTTACCGCTATACTGCGTCCGGTCCGAAAAGCAGTTGTGCTGTGCCTTGATGATGATATTCTCCAAGGTGCCGGGCTTTACGATCTCGGCAAGCATACTGTAAAGTCTGCCTTTCTTTTTGATGTCACCCATCAGAACAGCCATCCGACCGCCTTTTTCCAGTGCCGAAAACTGTTTCATCATGGCATAATTCATTGCGCTGACGAAATCGTCCCAGCGTTCAATACGGGACAGGTCCAGGCGTTTCGGGTCATATCCATACTTCTGCATTACATCAGATGCCCTGTACATGACATCGGAATACTGAATGATATCCCAATACGGCGGATGCCAGAATACAAATTCCGGTCGCTCCGGAATATCGCAGTTCATAATATCGAACCCGCTGTGCAGATCATAAAGATGACTGCGGATACCAGCTTTATCAGCCGCTGCTTTGGTTGTTCCGCTCCCGCACATATAATCGCAGATCTCTTTGGGCTTAAAGAACCCGATAAGGTCTTCGATCAGCTTTGGAGAGCAGTTTCCACGGTATCGGCTGTCACCGCCGTCGCCACGTTCCGGATAGGAAACGATGCTCGTAAGCGGCCTCATTGGATTACTATGACAATACACGAAATCGCCTCCCTATCATTTTGCTGATTCTGTGTTGGAATGTGTATTTCGAGTCAAATACTCACGCAACAACGTGTGCGCAGCTTCTGAAACAGATTCCCAATAGCACTCCCAATAGATATCGCTCAGTCCTTTGTCGATCATGTTTGGAATGCGTACATCCGTAAGATACCGCTGATATTCTTCTTCCGATAACTCGCCGACTTCTTCCCACTGCTCAACCTGAGAGGCAAAATCCTCATACCGGGATGCGTCTAAATAGGCTCGTCCAACATCACCGATAAGCGAAGGTGTCAGAACCACATCGCGTTCTTCCAAGGAAATGGCATAATGGTTTTCACAATAGAATCCATCTAACCACCCTTCATAGGAATTTTCCGATATCTCTGTCTGGTATTCCGGTGTATTGATCCAGTCCGAAAGGCAACCGGAGTCGATCTCGTTTCCGAGCGCTTTATTGAGCCTTGCTCTGGCTTCCAGCGGATCCGAATAAATACTGGACGAATGTCCGGTGTTGCCGTCCACAGCCCAATCCTCGCTCAATATGTAGAGCTTGATGGACTTCTTTGCCTGACCGGGAACGATAATCATTTCCGGAGCCATAATGACCATATCAAAGCAAATGTCATCCAATATCTTTTGCGTGCCATACAGATCCGAGAACACTGCTTCAACCTTTGCGATGTCCGTTGGTAATACCGGAGGATCAAAGGAGCAGTAGATGTCCGGAGTATCGTTTTCGGTTTCTTTGTCGCTGCCGTCACGGATTTCAAAAATAGAACCGATAAGGCCGGCATATTCGCTTTGATCGCTGCCGATGATCACATCACCGACTCGGTATGTGATGCCGTTATATAAGAATTCGGCACCGGGTTTGTTTATAAGCATATGAGTACCTCCTTACATGTGATAGTCTACGGAAACAAGAACATCTTCGCCGTCAAGATCATCAATATAAGTATCGATCTGTTCGTGCCAGCTATTGCTCTCTTTTCCGATGCTGATGTCATTTTTGCTGAGCCAATCGTCTGCATCGACGATGTCAGAAACGCCTATGGGGTACTTCCACGACTTCGGTGTTCCTACACGGGCAAGGTATTCGTCCAGAGTTTCAGCGGCTGCGTAGGCACACTCGCCATAGCAAAAGATTCCGTCTGCTCGAAGCTCACCATAATACCCATCGGGGAGATTGCCTCTTTGGAAGGCTTCCTTGAGCTTGTTGTATCGCTCCGTGTCCTGAGCAGTGTACCAATTTTGCATAACATCCCAGCAGATATCTTTTTTTCTGGCTGCCGAAACCCACATATATCCTTCGGGTGCAGGGTATTTTTTGCTGTAGTTGCCCCAGCTTCGTTCCCCGAAAGAGTATTCCGTACAGTCTGCTTTTACAAGGAAAGTCACCGGCCATCTTCCGCCGATCTGATACCAGTCCCACATGGCATTGGGATTACAATTAAAGCCGTAACCCTTTTCTTCCTCGTTGTACTCATATCCGCGATAATCTTCGGCATATTTCTCGAAGGTCTTATACACCTTCTGCCGAGGATAATTCGGCAGGTACTGTATTTTTCGGGATTGCTTTGTGCGTCTGGTATGATGGAGCGGACCAACCTTGTTTTGACTGACCTTCCCATCTACAATGCTGTACTTGCTGAAATACGGGTAGCTACCGCATTCAACGATCTTTCCGTTTGGAAGCTTCAGGCAGTCTACGGACTTTGCGTAGTCGGCTTTCAGTTCCTCAGTCATGTCAGCAAATTCCATGTATTCTTCTGACGGCTCAGCACTGTATGGCGCCATGACCTCTTCTACTTCGCCCACCAGTTGGCGCGCGAAATTCGTTGTCCTTCCCATAAGAGAGCACAAAGTCAGTTCCGCCATAATGTCCTTAGCCAAATCGTCTTTTCTGGCCTGCAGCAATTCGATAGATTGTACGACCGCAGCATTTTCATGCGGATCTTCTTCCACAGTCGGCATGTTCACGGTCACCAGTGTTTTGAAATGCATAATGATGTTCCTTTCTGAAAAACAGATGGGCAACCGTGTGTCATCACCAGCTGCCCATCGTTTTGTTATATCTTGATGTGTTTATACCCGAATATGACGCTTGACCACACCGGTCAGCTTCGTGGGCAGTTGATTTAAGTCAGTAATATCGAGGAAGGAATCTCCGTAGATCCTCTCAATATTCTGCTTATCGTTGCCGATTGCGGCGGCAACAAAGAGTATGCCTTTGCGTTGATATTCCTGTTTGATCCCTCGCAGATCCTCCTCGGCGGCCGTGCCGTAGTAACCGGTATCGGCAGGTTGCCCATCCGATACCAGGATGAGAAGCTTTACAGCCTCGGATCGCTTGGAAAGCGCCTCCGCCACATAGCGTAGTGCCGCTCCGTCGCGGTTGCTGCCGCGGGCACTGATATCCATCAGCCTGTACTTATCATCATTGTCAAAACCGTTGAACTCGGCATAGGAGTAAAGCTCGACCGAATCCTTCCCATCATAGTAATCGGTCGAGTGACCGTATACCATAACAGGGATCTCAAGGCTTTCACAAAAGTCGTATAGGATGATGGCTGCCGCTCGGGCATAAGTGCAGCGGTCGCAGGAGCACATGGAACCGGACTCATCCAAAAGAAGTCCCACAGCAAGCTCGGGAATTTCATTGGGCAGGTTGTTCTTATAAAACACCTTGCCGTCATTCCGACACAAAGCATGCGCATCCAGACGCCGCCCCATAATAAGGCCGGTCTGTTTGCCGCCGCGCCGGTTCTCCTTGAGCTGTCGCAGGAGACTTTTCTGGAGCTGTCGGGAAATGCAGATGAGCGGATTGCAGATCGCATCGTATTGTTCCACAAGCTCCGGGTCAACGGATGCAATGCGGTTCACGCGGATATTGACACCGCTGTGAATATCTCCGTAGGAAATACTCTGTGCAGCTTCATTCAGTTCCCGTATGCGTTCGCTCTCCAGCTCCTCGCAGGCAGCTTTTTCCGCCATATTGTCCAGGATCCGTTCGATATCCGAAGCCGCACGGTCATATTGTTCGCGCTGATACTCGGAATTTTTCGTGACGGAACCGCCGACAGGGGCACTGACGCCGTCTGTCTGTTGGTGCGGAATTCTTCCTTTTTCAGATTCCGAGGTTTGCTGCTTTCCGGAGCCGGAACATCCGCCGCCGGGCTGAGCATTTTCAGAATCATCTGGTTGATTCGAGGCTTCTCCAGACTCAGATGCGTTTTCATTGTTTTCCGACTCAGTCTGGGGAGAAGCGTTTTCGCCGTCAGACTCACTTTCAGACGCATCGGACCGTGTCTCCGCCCTTGCTGCAGCAGTCGCTGATTTGCCGGTGTTGCCGGATGCCTCCGGAACAGGGGTACTGGTTCCGCTGCCAACTTCGGATGTGCCTGCAATGGAGCTTAGAATTTCAGAAAGCGTTTCAGCCACAGTGACTGTGCCGCCTGCAGCTTCCGCTTCTTCCTGACGCTCTTTGCAAACCTCGCAGAAATCCTGAATGTACTCCCAACAACGGATCATTACTGTGTTGACGGCATTCCAGCGCTCCTTTCCGGAACGGTTCATCAGGGCCTCGTCAATGTCATCAATCAGCCCGAATACTGTCTTTATGCGCTCGTCTGTTTTCGGCTCGTCACCGTATTTAATCCGCCCGAATTTGGCGTAGGACAGCATGATCTGCAGGATACTTTCAAAAATATGCCTGCCGTCGTCTGTTTCCTTGGCAATCAGCTCTGTCACCGTATCAATCTCGTCAAAATGGCGCTCACGCAGCGTTTCCAAACCGTAGCCGAGTGTACCGGGGAAGCTGTTCAGCATCCGATTTTCGATATATCCGTCTTCAATGATATTGGCGATGTTCGCCGCGATCTGATGGACCATCTGCAGGTTCTTCGGATCCTCTTTGACATATTCCCAGAACGCTTTCTCGTTCCGGGCATCCGCCGCCAGCCGGAAAGCCGGCGGGCGAGGATACCATTTGAAGCTGTCCAGATAGTTGTGATAAGTCTGGGCAGAAAGAAAATCGGTAAAGAGCACATGTCCCAGCTCGTGTGCAAACATACCGCACACGAGCTGATACCGATTCTCGCGTCCTTTGACCTTGGTCACCAACGGATGCCCCGTGTTGATACGGATCTGCATATTGTCCGTTGCCGCCGTGAAGGCATCCTTTGGTTTCCAGTACAGGTTCACACGGACTCGACGGTTGTAATGATACCGTCTGGTCTGTGCTGCTGCCAGATCCTCAAAATGCCCCGCCAACATACGGGAGGAAAAGAACTGTTTATCCGTGATTTTACTGCGTTTCTCGTTGAGACGCTGTTTGACTAATTTATGATTCACCCTTGCCATTTAGGGTAGCCTCCTTTCTCTGAAATTATTATGCCGACGCCTTATGCCGTTTCGGTGCAAAAATCGGCTCCAAAACTGTGCTGATCAGTGCTTCGCGGTCAAGCTCGTCGGCAGTTGCCTTGCTGATGATGGTATACAGCGCCGATTCGTAGACATCTCCGGTGATCTCGCTGCTGATGATCCAGTCGATCAGACTGCGCATACCGTAAGAGCCGTCCGTGATACTGTTTTTGCGGCAATATTCCGCAAGGTCATTGACCACCTGCACCATCTTGGACACCTCATACTCATCCGTCGCACCTGTAACCGACATGGCACGCTGCGCCATTACTTCGGGGCTCGGCAGCTCTACATCCCGCACCAGACTCATTCGGTCGAGCACGGACTGGTTCATGCCGCGGCAGCCTTCATAGCTCGTATTGGTTGTTACAACTACGACGGCGTCGGGGGGACGCTGGATGACCTCGCCGGTCGGCAATGTGATAGAGCCGGATTGTTCCAAAAGAGAGTTCAGACCCACCAGCACGCCCGGTTGGACGATCGTGGATGGCTCCTGTATCTCGATCACATAGCCGTGCTTGAGGGCCTTCACAAAGTCAGTCTCCACATAACGATAGGTCTGTCCACTGCTGTTTTTATCTTTTACAGTCTTGGAAAGCTCCCGTACCTTTTCCGTTACACGGTCAAGGACGATGCTCATGCAATCCTGTGAGGTAGCAGCCGCGTTTTCGACGCCGGTCAGCGCCATATAAACGCCTGCCGGATCGTAGTCCATATCGTCAAGGTCAGGCAGCTTCATCAGCTTTGAAACATTGGCATAGTTGATGCCGCCCATCTGCATCAGCGTCTCCCGTTCAGCGTCCAATTGGGCACTGCCCGTAGAGTCCTCGGAATCCGGAAAGATCATACCGACAAAATCAAAGATCTCCGTGTTGGCTGAGCAAGTGTACTTCATATATGGCAAACCGAGTCCTGCGGCAATGGCTTTTGCACCCATCGTCTTGCCCGTACCTGCCGGTCCACGCAGCAGGAAATTTCGCATCTGCATGGATTTGCCGGTCGTCTCCTTGGCGTGCTTGCAGATGTCTACAACTTCCTTTGGGATGATGTACCACTCCGGAAGCTTTGGAATCAGCATCGTTTCCTGCGGCGTGAAGGTGCGTTTGTTCAACACATACTGTCCCTCAAAGTCGGCATGGTCGATGGTTTCCGTTGCGGAATAAATCTGCGCCGGTCCGGTCTGGGCAAAAATCTTGAATTCACCCGCCAGTACCGTAGTCGGTGTAAAACTGCCGGAATCCAGGTGCGTCTGAGATACACGCATCAGATTGCCTGCCTTATCTACATTGACCTTGATATGGGCAGAGCAGCTGTCATCCTTGATGCGGCGATAGGCATTGTCGCACATAAGCGCCATGTATTCCGTCGCCTTATCCATATGGGGATAGCCGGCGTTCAGCTCGTCCTGGTAAGCCTCGAAGTTCTCTTTGAATTCATCATCCTGCATCAGCATCGGAAATAGCGCCATCATTACGGCGGCTCCGTCACGGCCGCTGCTGTTAAGGGTGTAGTTTTCAAAGGTCTCCATGTTACTGTCATAAACGCTTGCCATCAGGCTGCCGGTGTTGCTATCGTACACCACAAGATGGTAGGCATCCGCGCTGGCAGAGGATTTATACTCTGCCGCCGTGCGATGATCGATGATACCGACAGCGCCCTCACCGGACCCGTCCATACAATGGCAGACCGCATGGACCGCCTTGATCACCGTTCCGCAAAGGGTAGAAGTTGTCCCGTCGCCGTACTTGGAAGACACCTTGATCTTTTTGTTTGCGATGGTGTCAAACGGCGACGGCAGACTTCTGCCGAAGTTAAAAATATTGTTGATGTATGTTGCCATACTTTACTCCCTTTCTGCACTCAGTGCGATAGATTGATTTTGATTCCCTCCGCAATACATACGGCATCTTCAAGCCCTGTTCGCTGCAATTCCAGGCAGACATTCTCCCAGCTCTCACGGGCAGGAAGGTCGTCAGCCGTCAGGATGATTTCGGTCAATCCCTGACCGATGGCATCATTGCACCGTGCATTCAGCTCAAAGATATGAGACTCCGCCCATTCAAAGGCGATGAGCTCATAGTTTTCTTTCGGTTGCTCTGTGGCAGGAGCTTCCGTCCGTTCCTCAGACTCATCCGGCTTTTTCGGTATCTCCTGATACTGAAGGCCGATAACCTGAAGGTTCTGAATAATGACCTTTGCCTTGCGATAACCGCCGGCTCGGTTGAGCAGGATATAGACCTCCTCGCCGAGTTCGATCAGTTCAAACGCATTCGGTGCTTCCCAGATCCACCGGGCATTCGGATACTCATTCAGCACGAGCGTCGTAATCCGGCTGGTAATGAGGGAATGCGCCAGCTTCCGCAGATCGCTTTCCGTCGGTGCCGGTATGGGGGCAGGAAGCAGCGGCTGCGGTTCTACCTGGTCAACACGATTGCCGGATAGAAACAGCAGTCGGATCGCTGCAACAAAAATGCCGAGGATGATGAGCAGCAGGATCGGCCAGAGTCTGCAAATGAATGTCAGCAGAGCCAGCGATACCAAAATCATCAGCACCTCATAGGCAATTTGCCGCTTTCGGTCTTTGTTGTTCATAGAGATGTCCTTTCTGAACGCAAAAAGGCGCACACAAGAAACCATACGGTCACTCATGTGCGCCTCTTATACGCCCGATTCAATTGTTGCCTCTCAGTTTTCGTCGAAGAAGGAATTGCCTCCGCCAAACGACTCGTAGCCGGTAAAGCCGCCGCCGTTATTTGCGGGTGCGGCCGCTGCCGGTGCTGTCGCTGCTGCCGGATGTCCTTGCGCTTCATCGGTGTTCTGGTTATCCTTAGACTTACCTCCGCCGGAAGCATACTCAATATCATCCAGAATGATGACCATTGCGCTTTTCTTCTCATGAGTCTGCTGGTCTTCCCAAACATCCTCGTCCAGACGGCCGATAAGATTGACAAAGGATCCATCCTTGAGCTGCATCTTTTTGATGCGCTCGCAAATCGGACCGAAGCCCTTAACTGCCAGATTGATCCACCGAGCATTATTCTCAGCGTTAGGGTCATAGACCTTCTTGCCGATCCGGAATCTCACCGCATCACCTTTCTCGGAAAACTTGATGGCTGCTGCGCCGTCATATCCTCTCGATACGACGACCTGGGTTGCAAATACTTTTAACATAGGGTGCTCCTTTCTGCAGGGATCGCCTGCAACAAAAATATTTATTTCATCCCGCTTATCACGGGTAGAAACCGACAGAAACAAAAAAAGTGCCAACCAGCACATTGCGTGCTAATTGACACTTTGAAAACTCGGATTACTCGGATTTCTCGTAGGAAATCTTGAAACTTACAATGTAAGTATAGCATAATCCACCGAAATAGTCAATCCGTTTGGGGAATTTGCCCCGAAATCATCTTTTCGATCTCCGTTTTGGCAAAGTCCAAGGCAACAATTGCCCTCAGTGCATCGAAACGAAGTGTTCCGTCTGCATTCCCGTTTTCCTCGACCAGGCTGTGTATCTCCTCCAGTAAGCCGAGTATTCTGTCTCTGTCTGTCATAGTCAGGCCCCTTTTCTTATTTCAACAGCATAGTAACCGTAGATCAGATATGCTCCGTCACGGCTGTACACCGGCGTCTTCTCCGATAAGTATATAGTCACAGTATCTCCCACACTGAGGCGCTTTATCCTTTCGTGTATGGAAACGGTCAAAAGCCTCGGCACTTCCTCTTCATACTCAAGCGTCAGGCTTTTTACGCGCTTTCGTATCGCAGTTGTTTCCACCTGGACACAGGTGCCGCTTACCGAAATATAATCTCCCCTGATACAAGTATAAAACAGCCGTAAGGCATTTACAATAAAGAATCCGGCAAAGAGCAAACAGGGGAGGAAAAGGTATACATCCCAAAAGCCGAACAGCGTAATAAAGAAGAGAAGCACAAACACGATTGCAATGGCAAAGCGCCGGATCACCTGCTGCTGCAATGGCTCAGGGAGTTGCTTGAACCTTTCCTTCATCCGATTTCACCTCACAATACGAGCACTAATTTCTTTTTCAACAGCCGCAGCAGACTCTGCACAACGGCATCGCGACATTCTGCTGCTTCCATTCGAGTTTCAAGAAGATTGTCTGCGATCGTATCGACCGTATAGATCCGTTCAATCAATCTCTGTCGGTTATCCGTGTGCAGAAGGTCCTGCGTGGGCTTGATCCCGTTTTCTACGAGATATACAAGCTCTGCTACGGTCAGGCGAACACCGGCATTCTTCAGCCACTGCAATAGTTCTTTATCCATAGCCCTGAGCACCACTGACTCGGTAGTGTCTGCCGGGCAGAAGATGCACCTGGATGCAATCCGATAACGGGAAAGCTCGTCATTGTCCGCTTCGGTTTCCGCAAGCCCCAGCCTTTGCAGATAGATGACCGGAGTCTCATTGCACCCGAGAGCTTCCGCAAAATTGAAGCGGCCGTTCAGCCATGCTGCTGAGGCATTTCCTGTGAGTTCAAATTTTTGACCGCCGTACAAAACGAATAGAAGCTGTTCCGTAGAGCCTTTCTGCACAATCCCTTTGGATAAATAAATCATCTCTGCCACCTCGCGTACTTTTTACTTATATTACACGGGCGGCGCACCGGATTTACAACTATCAAACAAAATACAGCATCAGTACACAGAGTCCAATCACAACGAGCACACCGACTGCCAAGATAATGATCTTTTTTACTGGAGCAGAGTCCGTTTCAAAGCGCTCCTTGCCGTGATCGACCGGCAGAAGATCCTCATAGTATCCGTCATAGCCGTCATTGTACGCTTTCCGGAGCTCAGCATCGGTCACAACCGAGGACTTATGCTTTTTCTTTTTGCCCGCAGATGTTTTTTTCACCGGCGTCGACTTCTCGGTTTTTTCCTTCTTTGCCGGTAACGCTTTTCCGCATTCAGCGCAAAAGGAAACGGCGTCATCTGGAATATCGGCGCCGCAATAAGGACAGTATTTCAT